ACTAAATTAACTGAGTTTTGCCAATCTGCACTTCCATCTGTTTCTTCACTAAATCTAAGTTGGTAATATGCGAGATCGAGGTCGCTAATCTGTCCCCACTGAATATGAGCCTCTTGACCAACAATATTACAAGATAAATCTTCTACATCACTTGGTGGTGCAATAGCACCTACGATTGTTCTTTGTGCAGTAACATAAGTTGATGACACACCTAAAGTATTTACAGCTTTAACTCTTACATCATAAGTTTCTTGGTCAATTACATTTAAAACTCTATGAGTTAATCCTGAACCTTGTGCATAAATAATATAATCTGAATCTGTGCTTTTTTTATATTCAACTTGGTAATAATCAACAAAGCTATCAGTAGATGCACCTATTGTTACATCTAATGCAACGATTACAGTTCCATCATTGTATTCAATAAGTTGGTCATCTAAAGTAACACTTGCTGGTGGCTGAACAGTAAATGGATTAGGAAGTGTTGTAGTTGGAATTGTAGTTGCTTGTACCTTTGTTGCCCAAGTATAATGTGAATCTTGATGTTCAACTAAACTTAATCCAACAGTATAATCATTATTAAAAGTAATTCCTAAAACTCTAAATGGTTTAGTAGTAAAACCTAATGATGAATGTGTAATATTAACTATATCTCCAATGTTTAATTCATAACCTTTAAAAGCTACATTTAAAGATAATCCTAAAGCCTCTCTTGATCTTCTTAAAATAACTTCTGCCATTTCTTCAGCTTGATACTGACTTGTAATTGTTGGGAATTGAAATCTACCCTCTAATAAAAAACCACCATCAGCAGTTTTCATTGTTGCGTGTTGATCTGCACTTGGTAATCCTGAATCATCTATTGGTGGAAACTGAACTTCATCAACTTGGTAATTTCTATCAGGGTTTATAAATGAACAAATAACTCTATTATATCTTTCATTCTTTTGTGGGATTGCCAAAGTATAACCACCTATAATATCGTCTTCAGTTAATGATACTGTTGCTGTTCCTGTTGTTTCAATAACTAAACTATATTTACCTTGTGAGAATGGAATATAACCTCTACAGCCTTTAATCATTTCTCTTAAATTATCTATAATAGTTCTTGATGTGTCTACTGCTGTATTGCAATCAAATATATTAATATTACTTCCACCTGAATATGGCTCTACTTGGGTTTCACAAACTTGTGAGGCATCATAAAAACTTTGTAAATCTATTTCAGAAGTTGTTAATCCTTTTCCATATCTTGTATCTGTTAAATAATCTAAAATACACCATGCTGGATTAGTTGAATAACTTGCAGATTGTTCTACTAGACTTGCATTATAAGTTTTAACTTTTTTACCTTTTATTCTAGCTTGTATTTTAGGAAGTCCACCAAAAGCATCTTGATTAAACTTAAATCTAATTGCTAAATAACATAAGCCACTTAATTTATGATTACTTCCCCAACTAGATAATGTTGATAATAATGTTGATGCTGATTGACCATCAGTTCCAAAATGAGGCTCTACTCTAATTAAACTTTCTCCGTCTTTGTAATAATTAGCATCTGAACTATCTACTTCAACTGCATTACCATCTGTAAAACTACTAGCAAATGTAACAGGCTTTTCATCAATTAATATTTCTTCAATAGAGTTAATCTCTCCCTCTGATAATACTAAAGCGATATATAAATATTGATTATCTGTTCCTGAAGATTCTACAAATACTCTAGTTCCACCAAGTAATCTTTCTCCATAAACAACAGGTATATTTGCATCATTAGATTGTTTATTTAATAAAATACCTTTTTCAAAATCATCAAATTGATTAGTTCCAAAATCAGGAGTATCAGGAACTTTAGGTCTTAATGCCCAAGATATAAATAATGTAGCACCTAACTGAACTAAAGGATTCTGAAAAAATTTAAACGCAGGAGTTTTGCTAACTGCTTTTACTGCTGTCGATACTGCTGATACTGCACCACCCATTATTTATGAAACTCCCTTTTGTATTTACTAGATACTCTGTAAATATTATTGTTATCATCTAATCTTAACCAATTAATACATTGATTAGTTTTTAGAAAGTTTTTGAAATGATTATAAACCCATGACATAACTATTCTTGCATTTCTTAAAATAAGAATATCATGTAACCAAAGTTTATCTCCACTTTGCCATTGGTCTTTATTTATCTTTGCATTTGATTTATAATTCTGTTCGTTTTCTTCATTTAAAAAAGCCCAATTAACAAAACCAAATATACCTTTATCATCTCTAAATATTTTATATTGATTAGCTTGTATTGATGGCTCTATATGATGTGATAATTCAATAACATTGTGATTATTATATTTATTAAATTGCTTATAAAAATTAACTACACTTTGCATTATGCTTTACCCCATTTAATATCTCTAATTGTTTCTGATGAAAAATCCATTCCAACATCTGTACTAAAAAATCTTTGCTGTGATGTATTGTTTGTTTTACGACCATTCTTTTTATCAAAGTCAGCCCATTGAGATACAATAGATAATACTACATTACTTGTAGTGTCAGATTCTTGAACTGAAAAGTTTTCTATATTACCTTTATATAAAACAATAGGATCAGCAATAAGTGCATTAGAACTATCTAATAAACCTCTAAAAATAGTAACTTCATCATTAGTTACATTCTCATTTAATACTGTTGCTATAAATGTTTGGTCAGCACCAGATAAAGTTAATTTAACACTTGTTTTTGATATATCAGTTTGTTCAGAAAACTCTGATAAACCCATAATGAAATCTGATGAATTGTAAGTAACTGATGAGCCAGATACAGAAGATGTTAATGGAAAAGAGCAATCAGTAATATTAACAGGAGTGCTGAACCCAATAGTGATAAGATGTACTGGTCTAATATCATTTGTTGCTAATGCGTTCTTTATCGCTGTTGATAGACTTCTGGTCATATTCTTCGTAATTAGTTTGGGTTACACTTTCTGTACCTTTTACCATAGTAAATTCAAATTTGCTATTAGGTTTATTATATTCCTTTAGATCGTTTATTGAAGTATCTATTTCATCTTCATTAACAATCGCTTCAGCAATAAAATCGGCAGTTATTTTGTGTACTATTTTATATTTTTTCATTAAAGCGATTCTTCTACATCAATTTCGAATTGATATAAAGCATTACCATCTTTATCAGAACCTACAACACCAAATTCTTGAATATCGTTAGTTAAATGTACTGTAAATGGAACATTATCAAATTGTATATCTGAATTAGTAATAGCTGTTGTTAAAGGTGGCTCAATAGTTAATGAACCTGTTGAAATATCTGATTGATCTGCAACTACCATATAAACTTTATCGTGTGATGCAAATTTTATAAAATCTCCAGCTTTTAATGTGCCTGTACCACTACCACCTAATGTAATTGATGTAGCACCAGCAGATGCAGTACCATTAGGAGTTCCACTAGCTGTACCTCTAGCATCTTCGACTTCTGGTGGCACTATTGTAAAGTTTTCTTTGCCTGATCTTTGTTTTACTATAAATGCCATAAGTTCGCCATAAACATCACTTCTTTTTGCAGTTATAATTTGTGCAGTAAATCCCCATCTTTGACCATCTATTTGTCTAGCAAGTTTCTTACCAGATACAGATTTAGAGATAATAGTATTTTGAATTGATTTAATTCCTAAAGATTGAAATTTAGCAGTAGATATTGGAAATGCACCAGCCATTAAATTATACTTCCCTCTCCTCTTTCATTAACTGCATTGTTAATAATAGAAGTTATAGTTCCTCTTGATCTAACCAATAAGTCTTCAAATCCAGATGCATCTAAAGTGTTAATGTTAAATGTTACTTGTGTTGTACCACCACCTGTTCCTCTAGCATTTTGTGTAATTTGTCCTGTTTGGTTTGGAATAAATAATTCAGCACCTTGTTCTCCAACAACGATTGGTTGTCCTTTAGATACAGCACCACCTTTTGCAAAACCAAATAATTTACCAATAGAGCCAAATAAATTTCCACCACCCATATCTGCACCACCACCCATTGAGTAAGTCATTTGTTTTCTTTTCTCAGCAGTTATTAATCTTTCAATAGCAAGTTCAACACCTTTTCTTGCAACAATTTCTATTAATGCACTTAGAACATTTACTGCTAAAGTT